GTTCCAGCTTGCCCTCCCGGACAAGGTGAAGAAGTCGGTGAATCAGGAATTGATCGACCAGGTCAATGCCACGCTGTCCGATCCCGACATGTATGAGGCCTACCGGGACAATCTCCTGAGCTACACCCGGGTGATGTCGGACGGCCGGTTCAAGGTGCAGGAGTACCTCAACGCTGTGCGCTACGTCAGCTTCAAGCTGATGGGGTCGACCAACATCGAGGCGTACACCAAGGCGTTCCCGGACAAGTACGCCGGCTTCGTGGCTCGAGGCGTCGCGGCCAAGGACATAGCGTCCTACGTGACGGCGTACAACAAGTCCAAGCTGGTGAACCTGATCTTCGAGCAAACGCTTGTGCCGACCTATGTCCTGAACCAGGACCTCTACCAGAAGGCGCTGAACGTGCAGGCCGAGCTCATGGTCACGGCCAACTCGGAGAAGGTGCGCACGGACGCGGCCAACTCGCTCCTGACCCACCTCAAGATGCCCGAGAAGCAGAAGGTCGAGCTCGACATCAACGTCAAGGAAGACAGCTCGATCATGGCGCTGAGGAAGGCCACCATGGAACTCGCCGCGGCGCAGCGCCTAGCGATGAACGCCGGCTCAATGTCGGCGCAGGACGTGGCGCATTCGAAGGTGGTCATGGCCGATGTGGTCGACGTCGCAGCCAAGGAGATTCCTTAATTGGTTTCTGCGTCGGGGTATTGGCGGTACTGCTGTTCGTGCTCCTGTATTTCGCCTTGGTTGTCTTGAAGGTGATGTGCGGCTGGTATTGAATATCCCGCGAGCCAGGTAAACTCCTGGCTGATTTGGTTAATGGATATTCGAATGCCAGCTGAGAGTTTGTTTGACCAGGCGCTGAAGGCCGAAGGGGTTTCAGGGAAACTCGCCGACTTGGCGCGGAGTATCTACACTCAGGAGTCGGGTGGCGGGAAGAACTCCAAGACTTCCAACCGCGGGGCAGTGGGCGGAATGCAGATCCTGCCGAGCACGTTCAGGAGCGTGGCCGACGATGGCTGGAAGATCGACGACCCGATGGACAACGCCCGGGGCGGCATCCGCTACCTCAAGCAGCTGAGCAAGCAAGCCGGGGGCGACCCTGCGCTGGTAGCGGCGGGCTACTACGGTGGCCCGGGTGGGATGGCCAAGGCGAAGCAGGGGATCGCTGTGTCGGACCCGAAGAATCCGAGCGCACCCAACACCCTGCAGTACGCAGCACAGGTCGCCTCCCGTTTGGATCGCGGTGACACCGCCGCCAGCTCCGCGTCGACGTCGACCCCTTCGCCGGTTGCACCGGCTCCGGTGGTCGTCGCTTCCGCTCCCCAGGTTCAGGAGGCAGCAGCTCCTACGACGGTGGCGGTGGCACAGCCTGCAATCGCTCCGGTGGCGACGGCAGGTGCAGAGGCAACCGCGGACCCCTGGCAGGAGTTCCTGCGAACGATGCCCCAGGGCCAGCGCGCCGTGACGCCCGAGGACTTCAACTACATGGCGCAGCCGGCCGTCCAGGCCCCGGTGCAGATCCAGATGGCTCAGGCCCCTCGCTCCGTGCGCCCGAACTTCGAGGCATTCTCTGGCTGGACGGGTCGCACTGTATGAGCGCCGCCGTCGCAGAAGCCCTGTCCCCGTGGAAGGTCGAGGATTACCTCAACGACACGGACTACTCGTTCGATCCGACCTACGTGCCGAGCGACTTCGCGCTCGAGTTCGTCACCTTCATCAAGCTGGTGAACGGGGAGCAGGGCGAGGAGCACAAGACGCCACTCGTCCACTACCGGATGCTCGACACGATCACCCAAGGCGGCAAGCGGGTGATCAACCTGTGCCACCGGGGCATCGCCAAGACCACGGTCATGGGCGAGTACCTGTTTCTCTACATCGCCACGTATGGCGAGATCCCTGGCTTCGGTCGGATCGACCTGGCGCTCTATGTCTCGGACTCGATCGAGAACGGCGTCAAGAACATGCGGAAGAACCTCGAGTTCCGCTGGGACAACTCCGACTTCCTGAAGAAGTACATCCCGGAGATCCGCTTCACCGACATCCGATGGGAGTTCAAGAACGCGGACGGCAAGCTGTTCATCGTCAAGGGCTACGGCGCGAAGACCGGTGTGCGGGGCGCGAAGGAGATGGGCAAGCGTCCGCAATTGGCGGTGCTCGATGACTTGATCTCGGACGAGGACGCGCGCTCGGCAACCGTGATCGCCGCCGTGGAGGACACGGTCTACAAGGCTGTGAACTACGCGCTGCACCCGACCAAGAACATGATCATCTGGTCGGGCACACCGTTCAACTCGAAGGACCCGCTGTACAAGGCCGTCGAGTCGGGCGCCTGGGCGGTCAACGTGTTCCCGGTGTGCGAGCAGTTCCCCTGCGAGCAGGAAGACTTCCGCGGCTCGTGGCCGGACCGGTTCACCTACGCCTACGTCAAGGAGCAGTACGACACCGCGGTCAAGCTCGGCAAGGTCGACACCTTCAACCAGGAGCTGATGCTGCGCATCATGTCCGAGGAGGATCGACTGATCCAGGACGGCGACATCGGTTGGTACAAGATCGACGCGGTGCTGCGCAACAAGGCGCGCTTCAACTTCTACATAACCACCGACTTCGCCACCAGCGAGAAGCAGAAGGCCGACTACTCGGTGATCAGCGTTTGGGCCTACAACAACGTGGGCGACTGGCTCTGGGTGGATGGCGTCGTCGCGCGCCAGCTGATGGACAAGAACATCGACGACCTGTTCCGCCTGGCGCAGAAGTGGAAGCCCCAGCAGACCGGCGTCGAGATCAACGGCCAGCAGAAGGGGTTCATCGCCTGGATCCAGGAAAAGATGATGGACCGCAACATCTACTTCACGCTGGCCAGTGAGCGAGGCAGCAACGAGGTGGGTCTGCGCCGATCGTCTGACACCAGCAAGCTGGTGGCGTTCAACACCGTGGTGCCGCTGTTCAAGGCCCGCAAAGTGTTCTTCCCGACCGAATACAAGACCGATCCACGGATCGTCGAGTTCATCAACGAGCTGAGCCTGGCCTCGCTCGGTGGCTTCAAGAGCAAGCACGACGACTGCATCGACACCGCTTCGCAGCTTTCCAAGCTGCAGCCCTGGAAGCCATCGGAGGAAGCGCCGCTGGTGGAGTCCGGTCACCAAAAAGGCATGTGGGAGATCGACGTCGAAGAAGACGTCGCGGACCGCATGTCTTCCTACATCGTCTGAGGGAACCCCGCATGAAACTCCAAGAAATCTTCGACCAACTCACCTATGGGGAGTTCTCGCAACTGAGCATCGGCGGGGCTGCTGCAGGTGTCATCGACGAGACCAACTACGCCAACCTGATCGGCCACGTGAACCTGGGCCTGACCGCGCTGTTCAAGCGCTTCCACCTCAAGGAGGGTCGCGTCAAACTGGCGCTGCAGCAAGGGCAGACTCTGTACACCCTCAACAGCGCGTACGCCGTGCACGTCCGGCGCTCTGTGCAGCTGGTGCGCTACATCCTCGACACCGCCAATGACCCGTTCGTCGACGACGTGCTGAAGGTCGAGAAGGTGCTGACGGACCGCGGCGACGAGCTCGGGCTGAACAATGCGGCAGACCCGTTCTCGGTGTTCACGCCGAGCGCGCTCAAGCTGCGGGTGCCCGAGATCATCGTGTCGGGCAAGCTCGATATTCCGCCGCCGCTCCGGACCGACAACCTGACGATCATCTACCGGGCAAACCACCCCAAGCTCGTCGTGGGCCAGGGCTACTTCGACCCGTCGCGCGTGGACGTGCAGCTGCCGGACAGCCACCTCGAGGCGCTGCTGTTCTTCGTGGCTAGCCGGGTCAACAACCCGATCGGCATGACCAACGAGTTCAATGCAGGCAACAGCTACGCGGCCAAGTTCGAAGCGGCCTGCCAGGCGCTCGAAGAGCAGGGGCTGCAGGTCGACCAAGACAGTCAGAACACCAGGCTGCACCGCGGCGGCTGGGTTTAAGTGCGCCAGGCGTTACACCCAGCAAGAACCAAAGCGGATACCACATCGGCAAGTCTTGGTTGCGATATCGACCAGGTTTTGAGAGGTAGGGGGGAACAGAACCACCAGTAATCCGAGAATGCGGCCGCCGAAAGTCCCGAGATAATCCTTTGTTGGCATAATGAAACCAATATCGGGAGCTCGGATGCACATATTCGCTCCCTCTGATCAGATAAATCGACCTTAGATACTGAAACGGCGAGCCAAAATATGAAGCAACTGACGCAGGCTGGGGAAATCGACGCGAAACCGCTGACCAAATGGAAAAATGCGCCGACTCTTCTCGCTCTGAAGCAGGATTTGACCGATGCGAAGCCGATTCATGACACGCAGGTCACCAAGCTGAAGACTTGGCGGGACAATCTCAACGTCGAGGGTGCAGCCAAGGTTAAATCCACCCCGGGAAACTCGTCGATCGTCCCAAAGCTGATTCGCAAACAGGCGGAATGGCGGTATCCAGCGCTCAGCGAGCCGTTCCTGAGCACCTCGGAGGTCTTCAACGTGAAGCCCCGCAGCTGGGAAGACCGCGCAGCGGCCCAGCAGAACCACGTGCTGCTGAACTACCAGTTCGAAACGGCCATCGATAAGGTCCGCTTCATCGACGAGTACGTTCGCGCCGCGGTCGACGACGGAACGGTGATCGTGCGCGTCGGCTGGCAGTTCGAAGAGGAGGAATATGAGGACGAGGTGCACGACGTGCAGTTCGTCATCAACCCCCAGCTCGCTCCGTTGCACCAGCAGCTCGAGCAAATGAAGCAGACGTCGCCGAGCCAGTACGACACGGACGTCCCGGACGAGCTGAAGCAGGCCCACGACCTGACGATGCAGCAGGGCCAGCCCGTCGAGCCGCAGATCGTCGGCACGAAGTGGGTCACGAAGACCCGCACCGTTCACAACCGGCCGACGCTCGAGGTTTGCAACCCGGAGAACGTCGTGTTCGATCCGACCTGCAAGGGCGACATGGAGAAGGCTGGCTTCGCTGTCTTCCACTTCGAGTCGTCGCTGTCGATCCTAGAGAAGGACAAGCGCTACAAGAACCTCGACAAGATCAACCTCGAAGGCAACTCGATCCTGAGCGAGCCGGATCACGCACCGGACGGTGGCCAGACGAACTTCAACTTCTCGGACAAGCCGCGCAAGAAGTTCGTCGTCTACGAGTACTGGGGTTACTGGGACATCGACGGCGACGGGACCGTCAAGCCGTTCGTGGCTTCCTGGGTCGGCAACACCATGATCCGCATGGAGCTCAATCCGTTCCCCGACAAGGGCATCCCCTTCATCGTGGAGCAGTACCTGCCGGTGCGGCGCTCGACGTACGGCGAGCCCGATGGCGCGCTGCTCGAGGACAACCAGAAGGTCATCGGTGCCGTCACCCGCGGGATGATCGACATCATGGGCAAGTCGGCCAATGGCCAGACCGGTGTCCGCAAGGACATGCTCGACGCCACCAACCGACGCAAGTTCGAAAAGGGGCAGGACTACGAGTTCAACGGGAACGTGGACCCCCGCCAGGGCGTGTTCATGCACACGTACCCCGAGATTCCGCAGTCCGCGTCGTTCATGCTGCAGTTGCAGAACGCCGAGGCGGAGTCCCTGACGGGTGTGAAGTCCTTCTCGCAGGGCGTTTCGGGCGCTGCCCTGGGTGATGTGGCCGCAGGTGTGCGCGGAGCCCTGGACGCGGCCTCCAAGCGCGAGCTCGGCATCCTGCGCCGGCTGTCGAGCGGCATCGTCAAGATCGGTCGAAAGATGATCGCGATGAACGCCGAGTTCCTCTCGGACGAGGAGGTGGTTCGGGTCACCAACGAGCAGTTCGTGAAGGTCCGACGGGACGACCTGCCTGGGAATTTCGACCTGGAGCTGTCGATCTCCACCGCGGAGGAAGACAACAACAAGGCCGAGCAGCTGGCTTTCCTCCTGCAGACCACCGGCAACAACATGGATCCGGTGCTGAGGAACATGGTCCTGGCCGACATCGCACGGCTTCGCAAGATGCCCGACATGGCGCACCGGATCGAGACCTACCAGCCCCAGCCGGACCCGATTGCCCAACAAAAGGCCCAGCTCGAGATCCAACTACTCCAGGCACAGATCGCCAAAGAGAATGCCCAGGCTGCGCAGTATGCGGCGAGTGCGAATCTGCATGGTGCCAAGGTCAATACCGAGACTGCCAAGGCAGCGGATATTCAATCCACCACGGATCAGAAGAACCTCGACTTCGTGGAGCAGGAATCCGGTGTTAAGCAGGAACGTGCCCGTCAACTCGCTGGCGAACAGGCCCGCAGTAACGAGGGATTGGCACTGCTGAAGCACCATATCGATACCGAAGAGGCGGCTAAGGATCGCCGTCACGACCTGGTGAAGGAGTATGTGAAAACTCGGGCCAAGGAGCGCGCGACAAATTAGGAGATATAGTGCGGGCTGGTATATATTCCAGTCCGTCCAATCTAGTAACTCGTCCAGCCCGATAGAACATGAGTAACACCGACGTCCAACGCATCGAAAACAATATCAAGGAAGCCCGCGCCATCGTCGAGCTGAGTAACTCGCTCGATCGCCTAAAAGGCAACCGGGATTTCAAGAAACTGATCCTCGAAGGTTACTTCCGGGACGAGGCGGTGCGCCTGGTGCACCTGAAGGTGGATCCCTCCATGCAAACCGCGGAGCGCCAGGCTTCGGTGGTTTCCCAGATCGATGCGATCGGCGGGCTGTCGAGCTTTCTGCGCACTGTGGAGTTCAACGCGTCGATCGCTGCGAAGGCCATCGAGTCGGGCGAAGCGGACATCGAAGAAATCCAGGCCGAGGAGCTGAGCAATGTCTGAAGTGATCAACGAAGGCGCCGTGGACAGCACGGTCGAAGAACAACCGTCGCATCTGGCGATGTCGGACGAAGACTTCCTGAAGATGCCGGTGCCCCAGCCGAAGACGGCTGTTGCCAAGGACGAGGAAGTGGTCCCGCAAGGCGTCCAGACCACGACCGGCGCGGACCAAGCTGAGAACCTCGCGGATGACGCCGATGACGCGGCGGGCGGCAAGCCCGCCAAGGAGGCGGCAGTCGACGCGGACCTCGTGGACGCCGGCGAGGAGGGTGAGAAAAAGCCCGCAGCCGAAACCACTGAGCCGAAGGAAGCGAAGTCCAAGGACGCTGCGGCCGTCGACTACGAGGCCGAATACAAGCGCCTGCTGACGCCGTTCAAGGCCAATGGCCGCGACATCGCGGTCAACAGCGTGGACGACGCGATCGCACTCATGCAAATGGGTGCGAACTACAACAAGAAGATGGCCGCGCTCAAGCCGAATCTCAAGCTCATGAAGATGCTCGAGAACAACGGCCTCATGAGCGAGGACAAGATCGGCTTCTTGATCGACCTCGGGAAGAAAGACCCGGCTGCGATCAACAAGCTGGTGAAGGACAGCGGCCTGGATCCGATGGATCTGGACGCTGAAAAGGCGAAGACTTACAAGCCGACTGCTTACGCTGTTGACGATCGTGAGATCGAGCTGGATACGGTCCTGGACGAGCTGCAAGGCTCGTCGACGTACACCCGGACGCTCGACGTGGTCAGCAATAAGTGGGACGTTGCAAGCAAACAGACCGTATCGCAGAACCCTCAGCTGTTGAAGGTAATCAATGACCACGTGGCCAGTGGCATTTACGACCAGATCAGTACCGAGGTCGAGCGCGAACGTGTGTTTGGCCGCCTGAAGGGCATGTCGGACATCGAGGCCTACCGCACGGTTGGCGATGCGATCCAGGCACGCGGGGGCTTCAACCATCTGGCTCCAAGCCAGGGGCAATCGAAGCCTGTTGCGAAGACCGTGATCGCACCGCCCCCGGCGAAGGTCGAAGACGACAAGCTGAAAGACAAACGTCGAGCCGCGAGCTCCACGAAACCTGCTGCTCCCACTTCGATGCCCAAGGACTTCAATCCTCTGGCGATGTCGGACGACGAGTTCAGCAAGCTGGTCAAACCCAAGTTTCTCTAAATCGAAAGGCCCAACATGCAATTCAACAAGCCCACCGCTGGCGTCGCCTCGAGCATCGGCACGCAGCTGCAGAACTACTACTACCAGAAGAAGGCCCTGATCGACCTGGTCAAGGAGCAGTACTTCAGCCAGCTG